CCTGCACTTGGAGATACTAGTTTACCTTCTACAACATTTTGTTGCAATAAGTTGATGCATTTGCGTAGATCTGGATAGCTAAGTTTAACAAATGTGTCTAATGTGTCAATATCAAAGTCTACATTCTCTGTGACTAGGATAGTAGCCGCACGAGCAGTGAACTCTGTTTGATCAGTTTTCAGTACATGAAAACCTTGGCAACGACTGTGTATGGCTGGAATAATACGATTAGGATAGTTACAGGTTAGAATAAATCTACTGGTACTGGAATATGTTTCCATAACACCGCGAAGTATAGCCTGTGCGTTAGGAGTAAGATAATCAGCCTCATCTAACAGCACACACTTGAATGGACCAAATGGCATCATTTGTACAAAGTTAATGATCTTATCTCTCACAGTTTCTACATTGTTTTCTCGTGATGCATTGATTTCTAAGATATCATAACTTTCAATGCCTAGTTCATTGAGTAGGACTTTAGCCAAAGTTGTTTTACCAATACCTGCGGCACCGCTGAATAACAAGTGTGGAATACTGCCTTCTTTGATCCAGCTCTGTACTTGCCGCTTCTGTGAGTCATCTACAAACACATATTCGTTAACTGTCTTTGGTCTAAATTTTTCTACCCATAGTTCTTTCATTTGTTTCTGCTCCTAAAGAATTTAATTATCTGTTCTAATAAACTGGGATGATGTGGACATCGTCCTTGCCGGTAGTCACACTCTGGCGTATATTCTTTGCGACATATTTCGCAACGATTAGGCACGAAGAGCCTCCATGGTCAATATCTTATCAATTTCTTCACCAAAGTTTTTATCTGATGTGATAATATACAGACTTTCAAAATGTCTATCTTTACGCTCATCATATCTGCGAGTCTGGACTATACGACCTCCTGATGCATTGTGCACCTCAAAACGAATTGAACTATCTTGTCTGATATCAAGTCTATCGTCATCAATGCTGATTATTTTGTTTTGATTACTGTCATCGGACATTAGCCATCGTGCCAGTCTTTGTTTTAATGTTAATGTTTGTGTCATAGGTATTGCTCTTCCTGCTTGCATTTCTGATACTTTTCCCCATCTACTCATATCTTACCTTTCTCGGCTTCTGCCACTCGCTTACGCAAACTACTACTTGAGAAACTATGGTCTCTACTGTTGTAAATAATTCCAATTCCTCGTTGATTACAGATATCTTTACCAGTAAATTCTACACCTTTGTACTCTACACCTAATATTCTAACATCAATAGGTAGTGTTAGCAAGATGTCACATAGATCTGCTTCAGTTTGATACACAACTATTTCATCCACATAACGAGTGGCACTGACAGTAATCTGGCGTTCTACAATACTTTGAATAGGTTTATTTTTAGTATCTGGGCGATCGATAGTAGGATCAGTTTGTAATCCTGCAATCAAATAATCACAGTGATTTTTAGCTTCTGACAGCATAGCAACCTGACCTGCATGAAGCAAATCAAATGTTGAAAATACTATTCCTATCTTTTTTCCATCAGCCTTTAATTGTTTTATTTTATTAAATATCATCGCTCAATATCCTAATGATCTTTTTTTGCTCTTGTTCTTTGAGCCATTCTTCTTCGCCAACATAAGTGCCACATCTTTTAAGTGCATCTTCTACTAGCCATTTTATTCTATAGAGATCTTGTTTGCATCCCCATGATAGAAATCCATCATTGCGAGGTGAGTTAATCTCGTAAGTAAGTGTATTGATTTGTCGTGCTATATCGGGCACGTCCCAGCTTTTTTGAAATCCCATGATATTAATATAACATGGGATATTTTGTTTGTCAACAGTATTTGAAAGAATTATTGTCCACGATAAGCACCAGCTGGCTTCTCATCTGCTGTGGCTAACATTGCCTTGACATCGGCTTTTTGAATTTTAGTAATAGTACCATCTTCATTTTCGTACTCTGCGGCACGACTCCAACGACCATGTTCCATAAGAACCCACTCGCCAACTTTAACATCAGTTTGCTCTGGACCAATTGCCCACACACGGCCCCAGCGTGGTTTGATGCCTTCAACGCGACCATCATCGCTTTTTAGGATAATTCCGCTAGTGGTCTTTTCTTCGCCAAACTCCATATCGCATAACAACACGCTATCACGCAATAATTTTAATTTGCCTTGTACTTTCATTTATTCACCTGTAGTAGTTTTTTTTGTTACAACAACTTCAGCAGGTGCCGAACTAGCAGGTTTCTGTACAACCGGCGGAGTTGAAGTTTCTGGCATAGGTTCTGCTACCGTATTAGATTTAACTTGACGACTTGTAGATTTTATTTGTGCCTTGGGATTTTTATCGTAATATTCAGCTACAACATCTTCACGTTTTTTAATTATTTTACCTCCAGGACCTAATTTATCTCCTCGAGCATTTACTCCTGCATTGCCTACTGCTGGTACTAATTCGTTTTGACGCATTAGTTTATCCATGTCAATTGTTTTACCTTGTGCTGTTTTGTACATTTTATTCTCCTTGTGTTCTTAAAAATTCATTTATATCTAAATTGAATTTTATACTATCAATTTTATGTATACCTATGAGATACAGAGCATAACTGGCTACACTACTACCTCGACCCACTCCCCATACAATATTATGTTTTCGCATGGTATCTACTAAGTATTTAAGATATCTTAGTAGGTCGATCATATTAAGTTGGCGAAAAAGTACTAGTTCATTCTGCAATCTAATCATTTTTGTGTCAGTATTGCATTGTTCAGTTAACCAAGATTCTATGTCAAAATTTAAATATTCTTGCGGCATATACCATTGACTTTGATTTTTACGATCAAATTCTTCAATACTTAAACCTTTATCTAGCAATTTTTGTAATCTAGGAATTTTATCAGCGTTGATATCACAGGCTGTATTATAATGGTCAATGGTTTTATCATCGTCAACATACACATCTTTAAGCGAAGATAACTTGTTGTTATACAATGCTTGAAATGCTTCTTCGGTTGATATTAATGCTTGTCCGTATTTGTCAATCTTCACTGCGTCCGCCCTTAACAATTCGTGGTTCGAATCTAGGGCTATCTGTAATATTAAGTTCTTCCCAAGAATTCTCATCTTGAGAGCCTGTACCTGTTGAATCTATATTCCACCAGTGATCGCCTTTGAGTTCTAAACCACAGTCTTCTGGTTCTTCTATACAGTATTGTATATGATCTCCTACCGCACTGTCAATGGTTATAGCACTGATATTAAAATATTTTTGGGTAATAGCAATAAACTTACTGTTAAGTACCCCACCTACAAAATAATCATAGGGATCTGTTGGAAATAATACTAAATTGGTTTCTAATTCTAATAATATAGGAACCATTGGATGTTCCCTGTGAACAAAAATACTGTTTTGAAGATAGTGTTCAATAAAGTATCTAAGTTTTCTAAAACCTAAAGCAATGTTCATTTGGGCACTGGGTTCAATATGAACGCCGATAGAATAAGAATTTGGAACTATAATTTTTTCTGTAATTAATGTACAAGCAAATCCTGTAGGCCAAATAAATTGATGTACTGAATCATTCAACATTGATTAAATCGTCCAGGCCTTGTTTCTTTTGTTTTTCTTGTATTGTCTTCATTGCTTCAATTTGACGAGCCTGCTGTTCCATTCTATAAGCATCTAAGGTTATAACAATTTGTTGTGCTATACCGCCTTGTCCTAGACGCATAGCAATGCCGTACTTGCGACTTAGATCAAGAATCTTATTTTCAAGATCTTGATCTTTGAGTTTACTTGGATTTTCTATTAGTGGATTAAACATCAGTATCCTAGTGCAATGTAGCTGAATGCGGCACTACCTGATCCAATAGCCATAAATGTTGCACCAGTTAATGATGATGAAACAGCTTGTGATGTAATAGTGGTAGTTGTACTGTATGTTGCATTAATAGGAGTTGCAGTAACACTTAAAACAGCAGTAGAGAATGGAGTAGCAAATGTCACGGTTCCTGTTGTTTGGCCTGTAATTGGAGCACTTTGACCCCATTGCATAATAAGCCCGCCTGGCAATTGTTGATAACCGGGTGTTGTTAATGAACTATTATATACATCTCCTTTAGTTCCTAGTAGAGACTGTAGACTTTCAATTTCAGCTTCGGTATTCAGTAATGCTGATTGTATGATGCTAAAGTTCGAACGGAATCCTTGACTATCGTTGTTTTGTCCTGCTACAGGAAATCCTGTATCAATTGTATTAATTAAATTAGTTACTGTGCTGGCCATGTGTATTGGACTCCAAAATATGTATTTCGTTTGTATTTATTTGATCAATCAAAGAAGAACATTTGCCACAATCTGCTATTTTCTTTGGTATAACCAAAATATCCCAAAGCAGAATGTAAGTATCCAGCATTGAATATGACTAACCTGTTATAGACATTACCAATACTATCAACAGGTTCAAATATAGTACCATCTAAATTTTGTGACCCTGGCCTAAAACAATTTAAAATATTAGGATGCTCTTTATGCCTAATATCACTATTTTTACCTGCAAACGTACCTGTACCTGTAGAATATGGTGCATTCGGAGTAAGATACAGCATACCTGCCCAAGTTTGGTCATCACAATGGTACACATTCGGATCACCTTCCATACCGTATTGGAAACGTCCGTTCATACTGTGATCTTCCCATCGAACAATTTTATGCCCCATCACACGTTCAAATTCTTCTTTAAGTCCAGGAAATAAGAACTGTTGTGCAGTACGTGATCCTATAAATCCACGTCCTAATCCGCCTTGGATATATTCTTGCTGAAGTGCAAATTCACGAACCGCGTCGGGGTCTTTGTAAAAATTATCTATAACCCAAATGCCCTTTTTATAATCAGTATTAATAGTAAAAAAATTAGATTGAACTTTGGGTTTATTTTTAAGTTTATCTAGTATTGCTTTTTTTTTTGAATTCTTGGTAATATAAAATTTATCAATAGACTCTAGATCTGATTTTAAATTTTTAATTTGATCTATCTTTTCTCTTGATATTAGGTCCGGATGAACCCACCAATCTTCAAAAGGACAATTATCTCTGGGACATACATCTGATACAACTAATTCGTAACCTAATGCTTTAAAATATTTTCTAGACTTATCTTTAAAACTACGTGTTACATCGCCATAATAATCGTGTGCATAGGTTATTACACTAAATTTGTGTTGGTTAAAAGGAATCTTTAACAACGCTTCAAATGTTTTACGAGCTGGTTTGAGATTAATTTGTAGGTAATCAATTAAATTATCCGGAAACTTACTACATATATCGACATAGTCAAGTTGTAGTGCATCGGCACAAATCATATTAATGTTAGGTCTTTGTTTTTTATATTCGTCAGCCTTTTCTTGTTTAATTTCGACACTAACGCCCCGCCAATCGAAATCTCTTTCTAACAGCGCTGTATTATTTTTATGCCATGCTGATGATCCACCTATTTCAAGGAATGTTCCATTGCGTTTACCATTGGTCATAAACAATACAAAAAGATCTTGATAAACTTGTGCAAAGTTATCATTTATATTTTCACTACCGGGAAATTTAAAATTAAGTTCCGAATGCATTTCTTTAAGGTACTTGTGATTAAATCCATAACCACATCCTAGCGAAATGATACGTGTTTCTACAAGATCTTTTTGTTCTTGGGTCAATTTATCCCAATGATTATCTACAAGCTCTTGACAAATGTTTCTAGTCTGATCTTCCTTGCCCATGTGCCAACCGCTGAGTAATTTTTGTATCATCAGGCCTTCTAGATCAATTTTTCCAAAATCAACAGACAATGGTGGCAGATTAAAATCGCAGACTTCTATTGCCGTGGTAGCAAGTTGGTATGCTTCGAGATGCTTTTGATTCTTTTCCCAATGTGTGGCTAATATTTGATAAGCTTCGGGACGTTTTGGCATCCATGCTACTGCTTGCTGAAGTGTAGTTTCTGCAGAAAAGTTCCTACATTCATGTTTGATAAACCAAGTTCCCATCTTTAACAAACAAGTATAGGCAAGTTCTTTATCATCTGTAAAATTGGCAGCTCTGAGATAATAAGAAATAGCAGTATAGCTTTGACCTAATGCATCGTATTCTAATGCAAGATCAAAATTTGCTTGCGGGTCTTCTATATTGTAGGCGTAGTTTTTTAAAGTATTAAGCATATAAGAAATCATGAACAAAAGTTTTGGGAACTCTAAGGATATAAGCGGCATTGTCTTGGAAACCAAATGTTATTAACAAATCATTACCGTACTCAGCCATTCCACAACTGAATTCAATTTTAGCACCTAGGAATGTAAATGTCTCAGAACGATGGCGCATGTTAAAATCTTTGTCCCAAAAGATAAATCTGTGTCTATAAGTTCCATTTTTAAGACCACGTTCGGAATTGTACAAATCAGTTTCGTGTGTCAAAGTTAAGTATCCGCCGTCAAAAGGAATAACCTGTGAGCCACCTCTTTGATCTTTCTTAAAACTCCAATCCCAATCACCTAATTTGGTAGTGCTGGTAATTTTTGTTTCCGGATTAAAATTTACAACTTCAGTGGGATTGGTCCATTTTACCCAAGTATAAGGTTGGTCTATTACAGGCATCCAATTTTTTTCACAGTAGCTGTTGTCTGGGGCAGGTGCAGGCATACGAGTCCTAGCAATCTCTGTAGCTGATGTATCTGTGAGTTCAATTTCAGATAGTTCCATTCGACCTACACCATTGGTAGTTGTATCACGTCGAACTCCGCATAGGAATAATTTTCCATTCCAATCAGCTAGACGACAATCTTCTAAACCAATAAATTCCCAGAGTGGTTTTACATCAAGTTTAGTGGTGTCTACTTTAAGGTATTGTTTTATTGTAAGATCTGGATTAAGTCTACAAATATAATTTGTGGTACGTAGTACAACATCATTTTCTGGATTAAGGTATGTTAATGGGCCCCAGACATGTTCGTGACGACCTTTTTCTGCATGATACAGAACGTAATTTAAATTTCTAATATTAATTAGAATTTCACTGTTGCGTACTAGTATTGTAGGGTTAGCAAGGGCAGTTCCTCGAGTTTCTTCTGCTGGAATTATTAGAGGTTGCAGGTCCCCACCACTGTCCAAAACCATTTGAACAAAAATTAATTCATCACTAGTGTCAAGCATTAATCACCTATATATAATATTATATAGGTATTTAATGTGTTGTAGTTTGTTAGAGAATTTTCTTGAGTTAATTACTGTGGTGGATTAGGCCAATTTATTGTATTTGGGAATCCTGTCTGTGTAGGTAAATCACGAAGTGCCTGCCTATAAGTTGCCCACGATGAAATCCAATTTGTATCATTACTATGTGCTAGTTGTACACTAGGAAGTTCAGTCCAATCACTGTTGACTAATAAAGTATTTCGTTGTGCTCTAACATTTTTAGATAAATCTAAATTTATCTGTTCAGTATTAGGCATGACTAGAACAGGTCTTCCTGTATCGTCTGGAACAATTGACCCTCCCTGACCTTGCATTTTAAGCAATTCGTCTCTATATGTACTTTCTATCTCTATACCGTCGGAGGGTATACTTACAGTAGTTATAGTTGAATCAAAAAAACCTCGTAATGATGGTGAATAATATATTGTCATAATTTTTTTATTTAATAACCTATCAAAATCCAACACCACTCATTTGTGTTGCCGTTAGTAGAAGGAGTTATTGTAGTATAGGGTGGTCCACCTGTTAGTTTGGCTGATATTTCACCGATACTATATGTGTCTCCTGCATTATGAGTTAAATTATAATAACTTACTGCGAGTGATAGTGGAGTATTAATTGCTTGAGCTAAAGTTGAGCCACCCCATGTAGCACTAAATCCCCATTGTATAACTAATCCATTGCCGAATATTGCATATCCTGCTGATCCTGGGCCACCGACTGAAAATGATGTAATTCCACCACTACCTGGACCTCCTTGATATCCCTGATTACCTTGATATCCCTGATTACCCGAACCTTGATTACCTTGATTACCTTGGTTACCTTGATATCCCTGAAAACCTTGATATCCCTGATTACCTTGATATCCCTGATTACCCGAACCTTGATATCCCTGATTACCTTGATATCCCTGATTACCTTGATATCCCTGAAAACCTGCTCCTTGATATCCCTGATTACCCAAACCTTGATATCCCTGATTACCTTGATATCCCTGATTACCTTGATATCCCTGATTACCTTGGAATCCCTGATTACCTTGGAATCCCTGGTTACCTTGGAATCCCTGGTTACCTTGGAATCCCTGGTTACCTTGGAATCCCTGGTTACCTTGATTACCTAACCGGCCTTGAACCCCTTGAACCCCTTGAACATCACCAGCAGTACCTTGAATGGCTACACCTTGAACTCCTTGAACTCCTTGAACTCCTTGAACTCCTTGAGTATTTCCAGCAGTACCTTGAATGGCTACACCTTGAACTCCTTGAACTCCTTGAACTCCTTGAACTCCTTGAGTATTTCCAGCGGCACCTTGAATAGCCATACCTTGTGCACCCTGAGTACCTATACCTTGTGTTCCTTGAACTCCTTGAACTCCTTGAGTATTTCCAGCGGCACCTTGAATAGCCATACCTTGTGCACCTTGGGCACCTATACCCTGTGTCCCCTGTGTCCCCTGAACTCCTTGAACATTTCCAGCGGCACCTTGAATAGCCATACCTTGGGCACCTTGAGAACCTAGTCCTTGTGTTCCCTGAACTCCCTGAACTCCTTGAGTATTTCCGGCAGTACCTTGAATAGCCATACCTTGTGCACCTTGAGAACCTAGTCCTTGTGTTCCCTGCACGCCCTGTGTTCCTTGAATACTGCCGGCTTGTCCCTGTACACCTTGAATAGCAATACCTTGGACTCCCTGCAGACCTTGCGTTCCTTGAAGCCCTTGTTCACCTTGAAGCCCTTGTACTCCTTGAATACCCTGTGTCCCCTGCACACCCTGCGGACCTTGAGTACCACTTACAAATAATTGTCCATGTTGATATAAATCTCCATCGAAATAAATGTTACCGCCAATACCGATACCCCCGGCAACTGTTAACGCACCTGTAGTAGTTGATACAGAATCAGTAGTAGTTGTTATTGCGATTGACGGTACTGTTAGTACTCCAGTACTACCAACATAACTTAATTTAGCGCTGGCATAATCGTTAACATATGACCCTACTCCGGGCACCATTACTGGATAATAAGTTGTAGAGTCTGTGTTGGTTAATGTGTTGACATAAATTTTGTTTGCTTGTCCAGGAGAAGTTACAATACTACTTGTACTTACCCATGTAGCAGTTGTACCGTTTGATTGTAATAGATATCCATTTGGACCAATTGGTACAAAACTAGTTACATTTGCTGACGATTGTATAAGTAGACTACCGGTACTTCCACCGGTAACTGCATTAGTTACATTAGATGGGGGGCCTTGGACCCCTTGATTGCCTTGGACTCCTTGATTGCCTTGGACTCCTTGATTGCCTTGGACTCCTTGAAGTCCTTGAATACCGCGCTGTCCTTGTATTCCTTGTACTCCTTGCAATCCCTGAACACCCTGCAGTCCTTGAAGTCCTTGAACTCCTTGTGGACCCCAATGTCCCTGTAAACCTTGCAAACCCTGAACACCCTGTAATCCCTGAGGACCTTGTAATCCCTGAGGACCTTGTACACCTTGAAAGCCCAATGGACCGCTAGGACCGCTAGGACCGCCTGATAATAATTCTCTAGCCTGTGGTATAGTGATATATTGATTTACAGCTGAATCTTGAACAATTACCAATGTTTCGCCCGCTGTAGGGTTAGTTAAATGGGGTAGTGCTGTAAGATTTGGTCTTGTGGTCATTATATCGATTACCTGTAATAAGTGTATTTATATGAAATTGATTTAGTACTTGAAAGTATTTCTAGGGTATAACTGACCTTTGGCAGGTCTAGCAGAAGTTAAATTTGGAAAATGTTGATTGGTTTTAGCAAAAGGATGTGCATTAACGTGCCCACTAACATCTACATTAACTAATGTAAACACTTCGAGGCCTAACAATACTTCATAAGGAAATACCAGTCTAAGTGGTGTTTGCTGTATTCCAAAAGTACTATATTGTACTTCTAAGTATTGATCCACATAATTCTGAGGCATACTTAATTCTCTAATACCTTGTGTGATTAGTACAACAGGAATGCCATATGGTGCAAGTCTATCAATCCAACCTTGTGTCCAATTAACTAACCCTGCAATAGTAGTGTTAATGCTAGTCTGTGTTATTGCAGAGTTACCGCTATTAAAATATGGCACACTAGCTGTAAACAAATATGGATCTAATGCTATCCAATCACACCTTATTGCATCTGCAAGTATAGTAGCAGTTGGTACAGGAGTGTTGCCAAAATACCCTCCTTCGGCAGCATGATTAATACCTACACCTGGACTAATACCGTGATATCGCCAATAATCACACAATGCCTGTAGATCTTGTCCAGTAGGTTTTCCTGTACCCCACCATATTTCATCTACCACATAAACCTGAGTTGCACTAAAATCTGGATTAGCATTTGTACTATTCGAAATGTCACCAGAAAATTGTGTCTCGATACCCATGTGATATTGGTTGTGCCAATAGCCTCTAGGATACCGATTTCCTGTAAATATTGCATCCTGACCTTGTAAAAAAGGTTTGGGATTGTATTTTATAGGAGCGGCACTTGTAATTGTCAGTTGATAGTTTCCTACCACTGTGGCGCCATTGACATCTGTGGCTCTTATTGAAAACGCATATAAACCTGGAACACTGGTAGTTCCAGAAAGCAATCCCGAAGAACTTAAATTAATACCATTAATCAGATTGCTAGGGACATACGCCATTGTATATGTATATGGGCCTGTGCCACCACTGGCAGTAATCTGTTGACTATATAATACACCAGTTGTACCTGTGGTCAATGTTCCCGTAGGTGATAGTGTAATATTTCCAAATACTGCGTTGGCATTATCTAACAACATTGGATATTCCTGAGTTGTATAATTATGTTGGAACCAAAGTGTAAATCCATTTACTGATGCTGGATAAAATGCATCACCGGGGTAAGTGCCATTGTTATAAACCCAAGTGCCATTTGGCAATGAATACATATCACCTAATGTTTGACCACTGCTAGGTAATTGACTCGTTAAAGACAACGAACCTTTATTGGTAATAGGACTAAATCCGTCCCAATCACCTAAAGGTGGGCCTTCTAATACACGGATTACACTAGTATTGGTAGAATTATAAGTGGTAAAACTAACAATGCATGGTGCCACAGTATGGAGAGGTACCAATGTATCGTTATCATTTTGGACAAAAATAAATTTGCAGGCACTGGCATTTACTGCACTAAACCATGGTCCTGGAGTAGGAGCCTCACCTTCACCTAATTGTGTTCCATATTGCCAAAGCGGACTGGCCAGTTTTTGATCTGCTTCAAGACCAGTATGAATATAATCATCGACAATTATTGATCTTATATACGGATCAATATAATTTGTTGATGTAGTAAAATAATCTATGTTAAGTGGTCCTGCTATACTAATAGCCCCCTTGGGCCATTTTCCTGAATTTGTCCCGTAGGTACAAACACCCATGATAGTTAGATGTCCTCCAGCACTAGAACCACCTACAAATAATCCACCATTAGCGGCAATATAACTTTGTACACTTGGCCAACTTCCCCCTGCAGACGCAGCCACAGCAGAATCTAAACAATGACTTAATACAGTAACAACATCTGCAACATCTCCCGGAGAGTTTCCTGTAATGTAGGTTCCTCCGCCATTGCCTACTCCTCGATCACGATATTGCATATCTATCACAGCATATCCTGCTGTAACAAATGGTATCATATTAGGATCAGTTGATGTTGATGATGGTCCTACTGATCCATTAACTGCAGACCATGCACCACCGTGTATATGTAAAATAGTTCCTTTTGGAGTTCCTGTAGGAACATACAAATTTACAAATTGTAATGGATCACTACCATAAGAAACATTTAGTGTTGTAGAATATGTAGACATTTAAGTTTCTAACTGCAATAATGTCAGTGTAACTGTTAAAGTTGTTGCTGTGTTGCTCAAATTAGTTGCAGCCGCGTATATGTTTATTGTAGGGGTTGCATCGTCATTGAATCCGATCAATGCCGGAGTAATTGGTTGAGTATATGGAACTAGAGTAGAGCTTGTGGTAACAACATCTAAAATAACGCCTGTACCTGGCAAGGGATCTATACTCTGCACTCTTGATGCATCTGCTGTTAATGCGGCATTGGATGTATACAATCTAACCCAGGCAGCGGCATTGGTTGCTAATTTTAATAAGGCGTAACTTTTATATCCTTGAATAGTAAATGTGGTACTTGAATTAGCCTCAACGGTAACATTAGTTGTGGTATTTGTCCTAGCAATAACTGTCCCGTTGATTCCATTAGTGCCACCGATACCTTGAACACCTTGAATATTACCGGCTGTACCTTGTAATCCTTGTATTGCTTTGCCTTGC